GCCGGACGCCTGGCAAGATTGTTGTTCAGCAAAGTGGCTGACATTTTCAGATCAATATTGGCAAACTCAAGCTTGACCGAATCAACCGCCATATCCAGGCTGACGTTCATCTCCCCGACTTTCAGGGCCGCGGATTTATACGTGTTGCCCTCAAACACGATATCAATATCCAATGTACAGAAATACTGATGAGAGGAATCAGATATTTCCAGATCCACCAGCCAGAAAGCCACGGCCTCTTCAGAGCTTATCCGGGTAATATATGAGTTATCAAAATCCTTCATACGCCTTTTAACTTTATCCCGTACCGAAATAAATTCACTATGAAATTTTCCCGGTCTAATTTATCCTGTTCAAACCGGCATTTGATCCGCAGACACCCTGTGAAATCAATTGTGATAATCTGTCCTGATGCCGGTGCCGCGGTAAACTGGACCCGGTCTGCATTGCCGTCGCCGCCGCCGGAAAGATAAGAAAAACCAGTAGTGGTTTCAGTCCCGTTAATATACAGCTTCCTGGCTCCTGTTAATCTGCCGGGGATATCAAAGGTGGCCATGCTGCCATCACCGGTGCCCACATACATCTCTTTATGATTGAATGTGTAAAAATCAAAAAAATAAAATGTCTTATATGCTCCTTTCTGGGCCATATAGAAATCCCACAGGATCCGGGCGCCACTTTCATCAATATTTTTGTACTGCTGTGTTACATCATATTTTGCAAACATCCATTTTGACCTGCGCTGTTCGCCGCCCTCTTCATAATCACTGATCAGCGTCTTCCATACAGGTGTTATCACTGCAGGATATACAGGGACTGGACTTTCAGGGAATATATCCATATTATATGGTTCCTCTCATAGTCTGCCGTAATGTTGTGTTCCCGGTCATTGCGCTGCTCACCACCGAAATGATGGACCCGGGATTTTTTTTGACCAGAGCATCAAAAGATCCTGCATCAACAGCATTGATGTAGATATTTATGACGCTGCTTTTACTGTCAAACATCCTGGACATCTGATCCGGAGTACCGACAACTTCTCCCTCATGTATCACAGCAGGGAAGCCCTTTTTTTGACCATCAGAACCCATCATGCCGCCGGTATCAAAATGGGGAACGCCTGCAGGAGAAATCCAGGGGACTGATGCGGATCCGGAGGAAAATAAACTGCCCAGAAAAGAAAACCCTTTTTCAATGCCGTCACTTGAAAACTTCAAAAGCGGTTCTATTGCCTGTTTCTGCACCAGCATCTGACTGAGCATTTTGAAATAGGACCTGCCAATGTCCTGGAATGTTGCGTCAGAGTCCCAGAATAAATCGTTCAGCTCACTGGAGAAAGTGCCGGCCCAGTCCATGGTGGCGTTTTTTAATGTTTCTCCCATTGTTTCGCCGCTTTTCTCTATCTGCTCAAATGATTGCTGAGAGACCAGCTGCATTTTCAGCATGGCATCTTCGGCCCGTTTCGCCCCTTCATCATATAACAGCCAGGAATCCTTCATCTTAGCTGCCCGATTCATGAGTTCAGCTTGATATTGTCTCTCAAGAGCCATTTCTGTCTTTGTTTTCTCTTTTCCTTTATCATCACTGCCCCCACCAATCCCCTTTCCGCCCAATGAACCACCGGGGAAAAAAGTTATTCTGCTGCTGTTTTTCGACTTCAGAAAATCTATTGCGCGTTCAATTTTCTTAAAACCAGCCTCAGCTTTTCTTAATGCTTCCTGGGATGATGTACCCAGCCCATCCCAGTATTTAATACTTTTTTTGATCGCGTCTCTTTGGTTTTCCAAATCATAAAGCAGTTTTGCATTCTGCAGCTTAACTCTGTTTGAATAAAACGCACTTTGCCATCCGGTCTGCTGTTTCTTAATATCCTCGATGCTTTTTTCAATATGGGGCAGCCGTATTTCCTGTACCCCTTGAATGAGTCCGGCAAATAAACTTTGAGCATCTTTCAGGACCGTATAAAAAACGTCAGCCGACTGTGTCATGAATTTAAACGCCTCAAGAACAGATACCGCTGTTTGTTGAGCCCAGGTTCCTAAATCCATCTGCCCCTGATTTGTCGCAAGATAGTCAAGAAAAGATTTCAAATTTTTCTTCATGGCTGTAAAAGGTCCTGATTCCATAACAACCCTGCGAAATTCAAGAAAGGTTGATTTCATACTTTCAATCATACCTGCCCACGAAGCCATGAATTTTTCAGAGGCACCGCCATATCTTTCAGCCATTCCCGCCATCAAAGCCTTTAAAGCTTCATTGACATCCAGCCCTGCCTGGCCGATATTTCCAAGCTGATGTTTTGTAAGACCCATTTGTTTTTCAAGAATCTGAAAAGCAGGGACACCCCATTCAGCAAGCTGCAGCAGCTCTTCTGTGCTGACTCTGCCTTTTGTTGCCATCTGTCCCATAGCCCTTGCAATCCCATCCAAGGTATCAGCATTCCCGCCCAGGGCAGATGCCGTATCAACAAGTATTGTCATGTCTTTTAAAGTCGGTTCCAGCCCCATGGCCCGAAGATTTTTATAAGACGTAATGGCTTTTTCCGTATTGACCGGCATGCCGGCCGCCCATTTGTTCAACGCTTCAAATGTTTCTTTGCCTTTTCCTTTCGTGATTGTATCAAGAGATATATTGAGACGTTCAAAAGATGCAGCAGTATCAAGAAATGAGCTTGATATCTGCTGCAGGCCATAAGCGCCGGCCAACCCTGTCAACATCCCTTTTAATGAGAACACACCACTGGTAAAAGATTTTACGGACGCACCTGCTTTATTCAAATACGTAACAGAGGTTTGGCCAAATTTTTTAATCGTTCCCCTGGCCCGGACAATATCCTGTTCATACCGCCGGGTATCGGCTTTAACTAAAACCTGTGCAGTCCCTAATCGCATTGGCCATCCTTCTTTATTTCATTAAAAATAAATAAAACCCGTTCCATGCAATCTCTCTGGTTCTCGATCCCATATAAATCCATAACTGTTTTAATGGATAAAATATTCATATCTACTGCCCCGCCCATGGGTGCTATAATTACCTGGTTACTGCAAATCCGGTATATTGCCAGGGCATCATCATTTATTTTAAGCTTTTCAGGGATACAGGTGGAACAAGGCGGCCCATATGCTTTTCTTTTTTTATCCTCATCCGTGTCCCACCGGTTCGGTAAAAAAGCGGCACGACATTCATCGCAGGGTTTCCTGTCTGCACACGAGAACCACCTTGCCCACTCAATCAGTTTCCCCTTGCGTGTTCCTGCTGTTTTTCAATCTGCTCAGACAAAGCTTTTCTTGAATCAGCAATAAATTTTAAAAAAGCCTGCCACTCTTTTTCCGGCAATTCCCGGCAAAGCCGTTTTTTATTTTTTTCAGTGCATGGCAATGGTTTGCCTTCAGGATCAAAAATATTTTCCCAGTCAACAATGGAACGGCAAACGGTCAACTCTTCTCCCATTTTCTGCCGCAAGGTTAATTGAACCCTTGTCTCAACCGTTCCCTGGTCATTTTCAGTGAACTCAACAGCTTCTTTACTGATTTTGTCCTGTATTGTATTCAAATCCCCGGAAAGCAGATGTTTGATCTCAAATCTTGCATTATCCGGATCATCCGGATAATCAAACCAGGCTTTTTCCAATTTTGAAAGTCTCATTTAAAACCTGCCTCCATGTATGGTAAACGCTGTTCCGGACGCTTGCGATGTCAAGTCGGATGCTGTATTGCTCAGTGTCAGAACACCGGCTGTGACAGATGCGATTTTCCTCATCTTAAGATTATCTGCAGACAATGCAACATCCTCCAGGATGACGGTATCCCCTGCTTTAAAACCGGCAGTCACGAACCCGCTTGCAGAATCCGTAATAGTGTCAGGGGTACCTGCCACAACCGCCAGGGTATCCGCAGTCATATGAATATGAAATGTGGATGGTTGACCATTCAGGACCAATGCCCCGGAAAATGGATACACCCCGTTTTTATCCGCCTGCCCGGGAGAATGATCAACCACCTGGAAAGCTGCCAGTGCATCGGCAGCCAGATCCGGCATGAAAAAATCCGTATCATTCAGATAACACCGGCAATCCGAAAACTTTGTATTTGCCAGGGCATATGCTTTCAACTGGTCCTGACCTTTTGTGTCACCTGTGACATAATTGCCGCCAAACTCAATATTCGTCATTTCACCGCCACCGGCAAACTTTCTGCCCATTTCGTTCCTGAACTCTTCAACCGTAATAACAGACCGTGTGAATCCATACGGCTTCAGTGTATTCAATCCCTTTACAACAGACTGATCAGCACTGCCATACTTCAGAATAATTGCAGCATCCGCTGCCAACTGATAATTGATTGTCATTGTTTTTTTCCTTATTCTTTAATTAAAAATCCCTGAAACTCCACACTTGCCGCCCAGCGGTCACCATCGCGCCAGGGAGGTGTAACCATTTGTGTCTGTAAATAAATATCCTGACAGCCGGACACACTTAATTTTGCCCCATTAAACAGGTCCCGGCATTTTTCAACAAGATCACCGGCCGTCAATGGCGCAGCAGCATAGCAGTTCACCTGAAAAGAAACATCATCAATAATATTTGACCAGGTGTCTTCAGGTGTGAACGGCATCCCGAAATAAACTGCATACGGCATTGAATTTCCCAGGGCCTCAGCAAAATAAAATTCACCATCAAGCGCTGTATTAAACGTATTCGTGGTTTCAAAAAGTGTCTGTATGGCTTGAAAAAAAGCATTCATCGCAGAATTTCCTGAAATGCATTTCTGATCTTTGACCTTGAAGATTTCAAGGCTGGCCTCAAAAACGGCCTTGCTTTTACGGCTACCCGGTGTTCAAGTTTATGTCCATAATACCCCCTGCCGTTATGAAACTTTGTTCCGGGTGTTCCAAGCTCAACAAACGGCCCGTAATAGGTATCCACGCCATTCACTACCATCCCGCCAAACGTCACATAAGCGCCGACCACTCCCTGTTTTTTAAACTTTGTGATCCTGCCTGATGCTTTCAAAGCCCCGGATCCGGCACCATATTTTTTCACTTTTTCTGATCCTGACCGGCGTTCAACACTTTCAACAGTCTCGACCGGACACCTTGCAGCCGCTTTTTTCAGCACGGTTTCGGCACCGTCATAAACCGCATTCTCACATACATCCATGACTGCGTTGCCCACACGTTCCGCCTGCCAGTCCAGTGTGAAA